TCGTGTCGGTAGACAAGTCGTGAATGCCCTGATACAGCTCTTTTTTGAAGCTGGTGGTTTGGGTTTGGACAATAGAACTCATGACACCGCCACTCGTACTTGCCCGTCGCGATAGGCATCCGCTCTCTGTTTGCCATCGCCAAGGTTCTTGAGCAGTGCAATCGCCTGAACGTACCGGTCTTGGTACAGTTTAACCATATCAGGCTCACCCTTCATGTAGGTGACAGCCTCACACATGGTTCCGTACAGCAATGCAGAATCAAAGTTATCGCCCAGCCAAGTCTGCCCGGCAGTTACGATGGATTCTGGGATATAGAAATAATGTAATTCCGCGCTGTAGGTGATGCTTGGGGTTGGCCCGACAATGAAAGACAACTCGTTTACATCGTTGCTTTGAGGGCCGAAAATGGCGTAATGTTTTGGCTTACCTGTAGTGGCTGGGTTGGGATATGCTTCACGCATGAAGTTCACATCCTTGTTCAGCAAGTACAGATAATCGCCGCCACCCACCGGGAACAACGCAAGTGAATACACCGACAGAAAATCTGCTGGGCAAGACAAGTATTTGTTATTCGCAGTGATTGTGCCCGTCACGTTTTTACGCAGATTAGCAATCTGAACAGTGTTGTATATGCGCTGCTCTGCTTGCTTCGTCAGAGTCGCCATAATTTCCGCTGGGAAAGTATTTTCGCAATAATCTGCAACTCGTGCAGCCAAAGTAGCGTAGTCGATTTAAGCCACCATTTCCAAACTGTACTTTCGTAACAATTTGCCTTTCTGCTTTACGGCATTAGAAATACTTGTATGCAAAACCCCAAATTTACGCCATCGGACCTCTTGCGAGCAAGCCCTTAGTGGCTGCGCCAGTACCGCGAACTTTGATGCCGTCAGTTTTGATTTTTTCGTCACCAGCAGACTTGCTGATACCGCCAATGCTGACATCGTATGTATCCAACTTGCTACGGTTTGGGGCTTTACCGGGGTTGGCTTCCACAGTCACAGCTTTGCCGCTCATGGTGTGGGGCTTGGCGTAGACTTTGGCATCGCCAACTTCTTTGCCCATCATTTTCTTGCTAAATGTAGCCATGATTAGCCTCGCTTTTGGTTGTTGGCGCGTGCCATATTACGGCCTACTTTGCGCATCGCCTCGCCAGTTACGCCTTTAGCTTTGCCTTTACCGCCCATGACTTCTTTTTGGGTGGGGCCGCTATTGCCCAAGTTTTTGCCTTCGGTCTTGCCTTTTTTGGCGATGCCATCGGCTGCGCGTTTAAATGTCATGTCTAACTCCTATGAAACAGTGAATTGGTTTGACTTGCTTCGGTTGTGCTTTGCAGGTATGACTTGCAAATTGTACGGGGTATGTAATCCTGATACAAGCTTTCCTTGCAATGGAATTACGTGGTCAACTTGCCACGCAAACCCAAATAACTTGGTACGCAATACAGCCAGCTCATATGCCTGCTCAATCATCCAGTGTTCGTCTAGCGTTAACCAATGAGGCGTTTGCATCCGCTTGGATAATTGATGCTTCCGGCTCCAAGCGTTTATTTTTGCTGGGTTTTCAACTCGGTACTGGCGTGCTGCTTCTTTTGCAGCCACAGCATTTGCCGCATACTCCGCTCTACGAAACTGTTGTTTTCTTTCCGGGTTTTGCTCGCGCCATATTTTAGTTTTTAAAATTGAAGCTTCTCTGGTCCGGGCATAATATTGCGCCCTCTTGACTTTTAAATAAATTTTTCGGCAGTCCAAACATTGGCATCTTTGCGGGGCAAAGCCATCTATTGGTTTTGTTACTTTGCAAATTGTGCATGTTTTCATGATACGTTTACCGTAACAGCGCCCACATACGTTGTGGCAACAAGATAGTTTGGCGTAAGAGGCGCGTCAAAATTTCTTGATCCTCCTACTGGCGCCCAATTCCATTGAATATCCCGCGAACCACCTGACAAGTTACCCGCAGAGTTAACACCAGAAGTCACGTATGTCGTATCTCGACGTGGGTTACGCAACGCCTGTGGGTCATCCACTGGAAATGTGCCAAGCATTAACTGCGGCTGATCTGGATCCCAGCATTCCGGGCATACCAGTAGCTCATACTTGCGCTGCTTGATTATTTCAGTCTTGAGCTTCTTCAGTTTATACTGCTGACCGCAGCGATCACACTCCGCAATCGCTATCTTGCCAGATGCGAAGCGATTGCCCATCAATAGCTCCCAATAAACATCTGGCGCGGGACAAACCGAACAGCCGCTTTTTCGCGGTCTTCCGAACTTGCTAAATCCCAAGCCTCATCGTACTGAGCTTTCAGTGTTTCCAGCCTTTGTGTCCCGTTAGGTACTTTAAGCGCCAGATAGTAAGACAGCCCTGCCACCATAGCATTTAAAAACCGGAACGGAATATCCATTACGTTTACGCCGCTTCCAACATCTTGCGCACGGCGTAAACGCCAGTACACAAACTGGTATGTTGTTGAGTTGTCTGGCGTAGGCCAAACTGTTATGGCGGGTAATTGCGGAACGTAGACAGCCGTTGTCGCTGCATGCGAAGTTGCAGTTGTGTTGTTCTGCCCGCGGAACACCCCGCCAAGGGTATTCCCTGATATGTACGTGTAGTATATGTCTTCCGCTTCCAATCGAATAAAGCCTGACCCGGCTAATCCAACCACCGTGTTAAGCGTGATCGTGGTTGCTGTTGCATTGATTGTCGCGGAAAGCGTAGCGTCTGTAGGATTGACCTCACCAGATAACCGCTGAATCCATACTTGAATCGGTCGCGCCTGTTGTAGCTTGTTTGGGATTGTTGCATAGGTAGAAACGCTAATGCGTGTAATCGTTAAGTCAGCTTGGGTCGATGCGGTATTGGAGCCCGTGCGGATTACGTGCTCCATCAAATCTACAGTCCCTGATGGCAGGGCGTAGGTAGCCAACCCCGGAGTCAGCGTAATCGTGCCTTGCTCAAATGTCCACATGTTAAGGCCACGGTTAGCCCAGTCGGCAAACAGCAAGTTTAAGGAGCGACGTGCGGTACGCAAGTCATAGCCCGTACGCAACTCGGCCCCACACCTCTCGAATGCTTCTTCGACAACTTCGGTGAGGTCTAAATTAAAACCTGTTGCGCCAGACGTGTATGACATGATTACTTCAAGCCTTTGAGAGTTTCGGCAAGGCGTGCACGTTGACCCATTTTACCGGGCTTCTTTGCCGCTGCGGCCAATTTTTTGGCAGGGATTTTCTTGCCTTCTGATACTCCCAGTTCTTTCTTTAAAGCCCCGGGCTTTTTAATTGCGGACTGAATCCAATTTTTGGTAGCCATTATCGAAACCCCGCTGTTTTCTTTGCAATAGTTTTTGGTTGCGCCACAAATTGTTTCCCCGCCGCTTTGCCCGCACGCTTTGCTTTGGTGGTAGCTGCGTACTCTGCTGGGCTCAGGCTTTTTATTGCGGCCTCTGGCAGATAACGCTCACCAGTCTTGCTTGACGGTTTGCCAGACTTAGTGCGCCATTTCTGGTTGCCCCAGTCTTTGAGGGATTGTTGTGGGGCTTTCATATCAGTCCCGATACCCGCCGCCAGCGGCTTTATATTTTTTGGCAACAAGCTGCGCCTTGCGGGCAGACCATTGGCCAGCGCCGGTGCCTTGTGTAGCCGCAGCCTTTACTTGACTAACAATCCGCTTGCGAAGACTCGGCTTTGTGTAATTGCCCGCCTCGTTAACATGGCCACCTTCGGCGTATTGCGTGAAGTCGGTGTCATCCCGCCGGGCTTTCTTGACGCCCTTTGGCATTTTGGAGGGAGACATCGCTCCCATGCCGCGACTGGCCAGCATTACATTTTCCCGCCGCCACACATGGTGACCATTTTGCCTTTGGTTTTGCCTTTAGAAGCAATCCCATCAGCACGGCGTGATGCGGACACTGCACCACCTTTTTTAAAGGTTTCTGGTGCGGCATCCTCGTTTTCGTAACGTGTAGACGTTCCGGGCTTGTTGGTTTCAGTCAAAGCTTCAGGAGTACGGCGAGGTTTGTACCGCATCGACATAGCGTCGCCTTGCGTTTCTTTATCAATCTCGTTCATGCGGTCGTACATATCCCGGCGCATACTGTTTTTCTCAGTCATTGCGTTGCCGCGATCGCTGTAGGGCGCACGAGTCTTATACTCGCCCGCTTTAGGTGTGCCGCCAACGGATGCAGGCTTACTATCGGCCATCTCCGTAGTGTATTTTTTACCGTTGAAGGTAAATTCTTTTTCGCCTGCTTTACGGGCTTCGGCAAAAGCGCTACCAAATTTAGAAAGTGCCATGATGTTTCCTTAACAAGCGCCGCCGCTCATCATTTTGATCTGTGTGCCTTTGGTTTTGCCGCGCTGTGCGCAACCATCAGCAGCAGTGGTATACCCGCCTTTAGCCAGCTTCAAGGTTGTGCCCTTGCCGCCTTTATGCTCTTGCATGTCGTGCTGCTTAAAGGCTTTTTTAATCATGGCAACGTCCTGCTTCTTGTCCATTGCCATGTCTTCTTTCATGTCGCTTTTCATATCGCCACCTTTTGAGAATTTGCGGCCCTTGTCCGCGCTTGCAAAATCTTGCCCCACAGATTGTGGAACGCCTACCTTTTTGGCAAACGATGGCGAATGTGCAATCGCTTCCATAAATTTATGTTGTTTAGCCGAGCTACTTGGCATTATCGCCCCGCTTGAATAAGTTGGTCAATCTTTGCTTCAAGCTTGTTGAAGCGCTGGTCAATGTGGTCAGTAATTCTCTGAATTTCGTTTTGAGTAACGTAATCACGGGCAATCTCCTCGCGTGTAATGTTAACGAGACGCTCAATGCGTTTAACGTCATCGCCAATATCTTTTACTTGGCCGAGCTTTTCCCGGATAAAAAATCCAAATCCGCCCATGATGACTGACAGCGCTGCTGACCAGATAAGACTCGGTTCCATTTCAGCACTTCCATCTTGCAAGAGAAGCCGCCTTACGGGTGGGCTTACCCTTTTCATCTTTCATCGGCCCGGGCATACCAGACATCCGAGCGCA